AAATGAAAGTTGCCGATGGCATCAATGCAGCTAGGCTACTAATACCTAAGTGTTGCTTTGACAGAGACAGGTGTGCGAATGGATTGGAAATGCTCAGACAGTATCGTCAGGATTGGGACGATAAAAGAAAAGTATTTCGTGATCATCCGAGGCATGATTACACATCTCATTGTGCGGATGCGTTTAGGTATTTGGCTGTTGGGCTGGAAAACAGGGCGAGTGTTGGACGCCCTTCACAGCAAACTGCGCTTAGCGAATACAATCCTTTCCAGATTTAGGAGATAGTTATGGCACCTGTAGTAGCGCCTGTTCTGAAGCCGATAAAAAAAGTTGCTGATACGATTGCTGAACCAGTGACTGAAGTGGTCGAAGAGGTTGTCAAAGCGCCTGCGGTTGCAATCAATGTGGCTGAAAAGCCATTGAAGGCAGCAACAAAAGCTGTAGAGGTTGCATCTCAACCTGTGCTGGAGGCAAGCAAAACGATTGTAGAGACAGCCGCAGATATAGTTGAGCCTTTGGAGAGGCCGGTTAAAAAGGTTGGCAAAGAAATTAAAGACATCGCAGAGGGTGCTATCAAACTTGCAGGCGAGGCTTTTGAAGAGGTTGTTGAGAAGCCGGTGAAGAAGGTCGGCACAGAGCTTGTTGATACAATCACTGGTATGGACAAAGAAGATCGTCGCGGCACAACACCTGTTGCAACGCCAGAGGTTACACCAGAGGTGGTGCCAGATGAAGGTGGTCCGCGTGGCCGCAGGCGTCCTACACGCTCCAAAAAGCCTGGTGCTGCTGGAAGCCTTCTTGAGGGCGGGGGCGTTCTTTACGATTAGGAGTGAGCCATGAGTTTTTTGACACCAAAGTTTCCTGCACCACCACCGCCACCAGAAGTGCCGCCAAAGCCTGATATTGGCAGGGCGCGTGTAATGGCTGAAGAGGCTGAACGAGAAGAGCGTCAACGTCGTCGTGGGCGTGGCTCAACCATTGTTGCTGGTGCGCTTGGTGAGCAGACAGGACAAACTGGCGGCACCCCAACCTTGATGAGTTAGACATGGCAAAAGAAGCAGCGCCTATAATCAAAC